AAGGAAACCCAAAAATAAAATTGCAAAAGCTTGGATGAGAAAGGAAAAGAAATTTCAAAAAGTATTTAAAGATCCTGGCCAATCTCGTTTCTTTGAAAGTGTAAAAATACCTGTAAAGGTAGGAGATACCATTCTTACAGGAAGATTCAAAAATAAAAAGGTTGTAGTTAAATCTATAGGAAAAGACGAACACGGAATGCCTACAATCAATGGTAAAAAAGTTACAACATTTCGTACTATGAAAAAAGTAAACGAAGCTCCAAGAATACCTCGTAAAAAAGGACAAAGAAGAAATTCAAAGAAACATTCAGATTTGTATACAGATGAGAATCCAAAAGGAACAATCAAAGGATTAAAGTTTGCTACAGTTGCAGATGCTAAAGCTTCTGTTAGTAAGATAAATGGTAGTGGTAAAAAACACGCACATAAAATACAAGCAGCTGTCGCTATGGAACAGAGAGCTAGAGAGATGGGTAAGACTTCACAAGCTGCTGTCTACAGAGCATACATCAATAAGATGAAAAAGAAAACCAAAAAGAAGAATGAAGAATTTGGAGCACCTGCTGGCACACTACCATCACCAAGTCGTAAGATGGTAAAGAAGATGAAGAAGATGGGTAATACTTCAGTTCCTTATGGTAGTGGTTATAAAAAAGCAAAAAATATAAAAGAAAGTCTTGACTCGTATATGGAAAGTGTTGTATATTCTATTGTTGATAATGGGGATAGTACATCTAATTTGGTCGAAAAAAAAAATAAAAAAGTTATAGGAGTATTCGGTGGTAGATTCCAACCATTTCATAGTGGACATTTAGCTACTTACAAATGGTTAAGTAAGAGAGTAGATGAGGCTTACATAACTACATCTAATATAAAACAACCACCACGACATCCATTGAACTTCAAAGAAAAAGTTCAACATATGGTTAAGATGGGTATTCCTAAAAATAGAATCATAGAAGAAAAATCACCTTATGTAGCAAACAATCTTTTGAAAAAATTTAATGCTGATGATACAGCAGTAGTTTACGCTTTTGGTGAAAAGGATGCTGGTAGGTTAAAAGCTGGCACAAAAAAGAGTGGTGGTAAAACTTACTATCAAGACTTTTTGAAAAACAAAAATAATTTAGAAGGATTTGATTTACACGGATATTTTATAACAGCACCAAAATCAGGTAATGTTAGTGGTACTCAAATGAGACAACTATTAGGAGATCCTAACATAGACGAAAAACAAAGACAAAAGTTGTTTAAAAGTTCATTTGGATACTTTGATAAGGGTGTCTATAATATGATGACAAAAAGTTTTAAGAAACTATTTGAATCATTAATATTAACAGATGAACTTATAGAAGAGTTTTTATTAGAAAGCAACACAACCTTAAACGGAAACTTAGATGACGGTCCGTCTACTTTTTACAAAGATTACGCAAATTATAAGAAGGTTTCTACAGAATGGTTAAATTCATTATATGATAAAGCTGGTTGGAAAGTAATAGATTATGTGTTAGATGATAGAGCAAAAAATGGTATAGAGACAAATTATCATTCAGTACCTCTAACATACTTAGACCACGGACAAGCCAATGGTTCTACTACAGCTGTTAATAAATATAAAACTTGGATGGAAGAAGTTGTTAGACCATTGGGATGGGAAATAGTTAGTTGGATGGGAAGTTCAGCTGCTATAGATAATATTATAGGTAGTTTGTTTGCAGCTGGTGCTGATGCTGATTCTTACACAGATGAAGATGGTGATGGGTTATTTGAAAACATAGAAAGTAAAAGTCAATTAAAACAAAGAACTAAAGAAAAGGAGTTATTGCTTATGGGAGGAGCTTACGGACATTTAAGCCATCCATTCGATGATAAAAATCTTACATTTTCAGATTTTAAAACACTAATTATTAATACGCTACAAGGTAACCTTAGTAGTGAAGGAGCAGTTACAGAAAAAACTGATGGACAGAATATAATGATAAGTTGGAAAAATGGTAAACTTATCGCAGCTCGTAACAAAGGACATATTAAAAACCACGGTGCTGGTGCTTTAGATATTAGTGGTGTAAAGAATATGTTTGCTGGTAGAGGTGAAATTGAAAAAGCATTTACTTACGCTATGAGAGATTTACAGGTAGCAGTTTCAAAGTTATCGGATGCACAAAAAGATAAAATCTTTGGTGAGGGTAAGAAGTTTATGTCTTTAGAAGTTATATATCCTAAAACAGCAAATGTAATACCTTATGATAAAGCTCTGTTACAGTTTCACGGAACGATAGAGTATGATTCTGATGGTACTCCAATGGGAGAGAATAGAGAAAGTGCTAGAATGTTAGCTGGTATGATAAAACAGATAAATCAAGATATACAAAAGGCTTTTAAAATTACAAAACCATTTATTGCCAATTTACCAAAGGTAAAAGATTTTAGTAAAAGACAAAGTTACTTTTTAGGTAAGTTGAAGAAACTTCAAAACGAATATAAATTAAAAGATACAGATACTTTGTCTGATTATCATCAAGCCTATTGGTTAGAGTTTATATTCAATGGTGCTAAACAAACTGATTACAAAAACCCTGATAATAGGATTTTAATGAAGTTAGTTAAAAGATGGGCTTTCTTTGATAAGTCGTATAAGATACCAACAATAAAAAAAGATTTGAAAAGGTATCCTAAATTTTTAGATTGGGTTTTATCTACAGACAAAAACGACCACTCTAAATTACAAAAGAAACATATTAGAGATTGGGAAGTTCTTTTCTTTGAGTTAGGTGCTGAAGTTTTAAGTAATATGAAAGATTTTATAGCAGCTAATCCCGATAAAGCTGTACAAAAAATGAAAAATGATTTAACAAAGGTAATATCACAGGTAAAAAATGCCAAAGATCCATCTAAAATGGAAATGTTAAAAACACAATTAGATAGATTAAAGGCGTTAGGTGGTTTGGATAGAATAATTCCAAGCGAAGGAATTACTTTTGTATTTAAAGGAAAAGTATTTAAATACACAGGTGCATTTGCGCCAGTAAATCAAATATTAGGTATGTTAAAATATACGAGGTAGCTTATGGCATATAGTAAAGAAACAGAAAGACAAAACAAAGTATTAGGCGATTTATTATCTGGTAGAACACCCGAAAAGAGAGTGATGGTTGGTTACGAAGGTAAAAAAGAAAAGGGTGGTGATAAAGTTAGTAGACTATCAGAAATAATGGCTGATGCCAGAATGCCGATGTTCTGTCCTAATTGTGATAAGATTATGAAGAAAAAATTAGACGACAAAATGTGGATGATGTTTAACCATTGTTTTGATTGTCAAATAGAGATTGAAAACAAAAAAAGAATTGATGGTACTTATGACGAGTGGGCTAAGGAAAAAATTAGACAAAACAAAATTTCTTTTATAAAAGACAACTTACAGAAATTAGAAGAGTGGAAAAATCAAAAAGCTCCTGAATGGCACAACAATGTTGGTGTAAATTATCCTGAGTTAGAAAAAGAAAAATGGAATGTCGATTTAGAAAAGATAACAAAAGAAGCCGATGAGGCTATAGAAAAGTTTACAGAAGAACTAGAAAAGCTGGAGAACGAAAAATGAAAATTTGGAAAATAATACTTGGATTTTTAGGTTTGGTTGGTGGGTTATTTGCAGCTGGAGCAGCTAAGAATAAAGAAGTCAAAAAACTAAAAGAAGTTATTAAAGAAAACAAAAGACAAGAAAAGCAAGTAGAAGAAACAATTAAAAAATTAGAAAGTGGTAAAAAGGCTTCTAAAAAAGAAATAGGTAATCTAAAAAGAAAACTCACTATATCCAAAAAGAAAACTCAAAAGATGCAAGAAGTATATGATAATGATGAAGTAGAATCAGCAGAAGACTTTTTAAGAAAGTTTGCAAAAAGTAAATGAGGCTCAGTATGAAGATATTAAAATATTTTTTAGTAATCTTTTTTGCTATGTCTATGGTTAGAAGTCAAGATACTTTTACCAAAGAAGAAGCATTAGAGATGATAAAACAAAGAGATGCACAGTGGGAAGATAAGATTGCTAAAGCTAATACATTGATAGAATTTCAAAAGATTACTATTGCTAAATCTGATTCAGTTATTATTAAATTAGAAGAACAGGCAAAATTAGATACATTAGTAATGTTGGCACAGAAAAAACAAATTGATTTATTGAAATCACGTGACGAAGCTAATGAAAAGATGATTGATTTAGTTGAAAAGAAATGGTACGAAAATCAATACCTTTGGTTAGGTATAGGATTTATTTTAGGAAAGATATAATGAAACCAGGTGTTCTAAAAGAGGTAATCAAAAAAGAGTATCAAAAGTGTGCTCAAGATCCTGTATACTTTCTAAAGAAGTATTGTGTTGTTCAGCACCCAATGAAAGGTAAAGTTCCTTTTCATTTGTATGAATACCAAGAAAAATCTTTAGCTACTTTTGAAGAACACAGATTCAATGTTATTTTGAAAGCACGACAATTAGGTTTATCAACATTAACTGCAGGATACTCACTTTGGATGATGACTTTTGGGCAAGATAAAAACATATTAGTTATTGCTACTAAACAAGATACTGCTAAAAACTTAGTAACTAAGGTAAGAGTAATGCACGCCAACTTACCCTCTTGGTTAAAACAAAAATGTACGGAAGATAACAAACTATCTTTACGATATAATAATGGTTCACAGATAAAAGCTGTATCAAGCGGTGAAGATAGCGGTCGTTCAGAAGCTCTATCACTTCTAATACTTGATGAGGCTGCTTTCATTGATAAGATTGAACCGATATGGGCTGCTGCTTCACAGACACTATCTACTGGTGGACAATGTATCGCACTTTCTACACCTAATGGTGTTGGTAATTGGTTTCATAAGACTTGGGTTGGTGCAGAAGATGGAACAAATGATTGGAATTGGATTAAGTTACATTGGAATTTACATCCTGAAAGAGATGAAGAGTGGAGAGCAGAGCAAGACAAACTATTAGGCCCATCATTAGCGGCTCAAGAATGTGATTGTGACTTTATCACTTCAGGTCAGACTGTTATTGATGGTGTTATATTAGAAGAGTATAGAGAAAGACACGTACAAGACCCATTAGAAAAAAGAGGTGTTGATAGTAATCTTTGGATATGGCAACCACCAAACTATACAAAGGACTATGTACTAAGTGCTGATGTCAGCAGAGGAGATGGTACAGATTTTTCGGCATTTCACGTTATGAATATAGAAACTATGGAACAGGTAGCTGAATACAAAGGTAAAATGTCTACAAAAGATTTTGGAAACCTTTGTGTAAATACAGCGACAGAATACAACAACGCTTTATTAGTTGTTGAGAATAACAATATAGGTTGGGCTGCTCTACAACAATGTATTGACAGAGGGTATGAAAACTTATTTTACACGAGTAAAGATTTAAAGTATGTAGATACAGAACATCAGATAAATAATAGATATAGAAGTCAAGACAGAAATATGGTAGCTGGTTTTTCTATGACAATGAAGACAAGACCTTTAGTAATCGCTAAATTAGAAGAATATTTTAGAGAAAAGTCAGTAATTGTTCGTTCAAATAGATTAATTGATGAACTTTTTGTATTTATATATAACAACAATAAAGCTGAAGCTATGCAGGGGTATAACGATGATTTAGTTATGAGTTTTGCTTTGACTCTTTGGGTAAGAGATACTGCATTAAGATTAAGAAATGAAGGCATTGAATTAACTAAAAAAACTTTGAGTGGTGTAGCATCACAGATGATACCACAAAAACCAACCAATAAAACGAACTCTTGGGAAATGGATATAGGACCCAACGGAGAAAAAGAATCGTTAGATTGGTTACTTAACTAAGAGGTAAAACTATGGCAGAAAAAGATTTATTTTCAAGACTAAAACGACTTTTTTCTACAAACACAATTGTTCGTAATATCGGTGGAAGGAAGTTAAAGATTGTAGATACAGGACAGTTACAATCAAACGTACAAACAAACTTAGTTGATAGGTATAGTAAGTTGTATTCTAATATGCAACAATATGGATATAACGACCAACTATACGCACAACAAATGAGATTGGGTTTATTTAGAGATTATGAATCTATGGATAGTGATTCTATTATAGCTTCTGCTTTAGATATTTATTCTGATGAGTCTACTATGAAAAATGAGTATGGTAAAGTACTAAACATTACTACAGACAATAATCAAATACACGATATTCTTCACAACCTATTCTACGATATACTAAATATAGAGTTTAATCTATGGCCTTGGGTTCGTAATATGAACAAATATGGTGACTTCTTTTTACAATTAGAAGTTACTGAAAAGTATGGTATTACAAATGTTACACCAATGTCTGCTTACGATGTTGCTAGAATGGAAGGACACGAACCTGATAATCCACAATTGGTTCAGTTTATGTTAACGCCACAAGGTGATGCTAGTAGACATAGTTCAAAGAAACAAGATTCAAAAATATTTGAGAACTATGAGGTAGCTCACTTCAGATTACTTTCAGATTCTAACTATGTACCTTATGGTCGTTCTATGTTAGAGGCTGGTAGAAAAGTTTGGAAACAATTGACTCTTATGGAAGACGCTATGTTGATACATCGTATTATGAGAGCGCCAGAAAAGAGAATATTTAAGTTGGATATTGGTAACATACCACCAGCTGAAGTTGATAACTTTATGCAACAAACAATCAATAAGATGAAGAAGGCTCCTGTAATCGATGAGAAAACAGGTGACTACAATCTACGTTACAATATCCAAAACCTTACAGAAGATTTCTTTTTACCTGTAAGAGGTGGGGATAGTGGAACTAATATTGAAAGTTTAGCTGGGTTAAGTTACGATGCTGTAGAAGACATAGAATATTTAAGAAACAAAATGATGGCTTCGTTGAGAGTTCCAAAGGCTTTCTTAGGATACGAAGAGGGTTTGGGTTCTAAGGCTACATTAGCAGCTGAGGATGTTCGTTTCGCTAGAACGATAGAAAGAATACAAAGAATTATAGTTAGTGAGTTGACTAAGATTGCTGTAGTTCATTTGTATGCTCAAGGATATCGTGACCAAGACTTAGTAAATTTTGATTTGAATCTTACCAATCCATCTACAATATATGAACAAGAAAAGATTGAGTTATGGAATCAAAAAACATCTTTAGCTGATTCGATGATTAGAGATGGATTGATGTCAACGGAATGGATTTACAAAAATGTATTTGGTTTTACAGACGAAGAAATGAAAGAAAACGATGAACAAATAATTTTTGATTACAAAAACAAATTTAGAAGACAACAGATTGAAGCCGAAGGTAACGATCCAGCTAAGAGTGGACAATCACAAGGTACACCATCTGATTTAGCTATGGGTAGAACTGGTCACGAATTAGATGACGAAGGTGGTTCAGAAGAAGGTGGACAGCCAGGTGCTGGAAGACCAAAAGAAGCTAATAAATATGGTAAGGATAGTGGAGCTAGGGGTAGAGACCCATTAGGTGCACACGATAAAAAGACAGCGCATGGTGCTGTAGCTACTCATCATTATGAAAATTTATTCAAACATCTAAGTAATAATGAGAAAAAGCTTATTTTTGAAGCGAGTGAGTTGGAAGATGAATATAAATCCGAAGTATCTTCGCTTAATACTAACAAAAATTAAGTAATCATATATTTATATATGAAGAATTACATAAATGATTGGAGTTAAATATGAGTTCAAAAAATAAACACTCAAAGATACGAAACACTGGTATACTATTTGAGTTATTAACAAGACAGATTACAGTTGATGTCCTAAATAATCAAAAAAGTGGAGCAGCTGCTAAAATATTAAAAGAATTTTTCAATAAAAAAACACAATTAGGAAAAGAGTACGAATTATACAGAGTATTAACTGTAGAAAATTACACATCTGAAATCAAAGCCAATCATTTAGTAGATGCTGTGATAAAAGCTAGACAGAAGTTAAACAATTCTCAATTAAAAAGGGAAAAGTATAATGTAATTAAAGAAATTAAGAGAAATTATGATATAAATGATTTCTTTATGGCTAGAATTCCAAATTATAAAGTAAATGCTTCAATATATAAAATATTTGACTCCAATGTTGATGGTAATCCAGCTTCTGAGACAGATAGCCGATTCACAATCGTAGAACACGTCACAAGAAAACAAATTTCTAATAAAAAGAAAGATAAAAAGCTTGTTGAGGGTTACAAAAAGCAAGAAAAAGATTTAAGACTACTGGCATATACCATATTAGTAGAAAAGTTCAATAAAAAGTACAGTTCTTTAAGTCAGTCACAAAAGAAACTACTTAAAGAGTACATAAATAACATTTCTAACACTAATTCTTTAAAAGAGTTTATAGAATCAGAAACTATTAAGGTGAAAACTAAACTCCAATCATTTTTACCTAAAGTTAATGATAAGGTTACAAAAATAAAACTTAAAGAAGCGATTAACCAAGCTGATACCTTAGTAAAAGGTAGAATAGTTGAAGATAAGCAAGTGGTTACACTAATGAGGTATTACCAATTAGTTAAGGAGCTTGAAAATGTCAAAAGCGGATAAGTTAAAGGAAGCCATACGACAAATAGTTCGTGAATTGTTGCAATCAGAGATAGAAGAAGCTTCTACCTCTGCTGCTACACCTGGTTATCAGACTCCTATGGCATTTAGTGGTGGAAGAAAGAAAGATAAGAAGAAAAAAAAGGACATAGCTAACGCTGCAGGATATGATATTGTAAAAGAGGGAAGATATCACGACTATAGAAACGATGATACTTTGTCACCAAAACAAAAGATTGGTCGTTCTATGAGAGAGATTAGAGATAGTCTCAATGAATTAAATAGGTTAGTTAAGATGAATGTTCGTCTTAAAAATGAATTAAATGTGGATTCGAGGTCGTATTGGAAGAATACACATAAGGCTTTAAACAAAATAAGTGAGAGGTTAGTAAAACTAGCAAACAAAGTTGGTCAGTTACAGTAGTTTCACTATGGCGTTTGAAGACAAAAAGAAATCCTATATGGATACTCTTTTTAGCATTTCTACTCTGTTGAAAAGATGGCAGGTTGAAATACAGAAAAAAGATGTAGATAAGAATTATATGTTGAGAAGACTTGGACAGTGGATAGAACACTTAGAAAGTCTCAAACACGAAATAATGATGGAGAAAGACAAATGATTTCACTATTAGAAATTGCACAAACTATCAATGAAGTTGATGACGACAAAATCATCAAGTATAAAGATAAGGATGGTGAGTCTCAAGAAATGACTGCTGGTGCTGCTAAAAAGCAGCCAGATGACCATCCAGCAAAAGTTGCTTATAATAAAATGTCAGGTGATGATGGCGATGATAGTGAAAAAGATGCCGGTGGTAAGTTAGGTGGTAGTGATTTTGAAAGAGATGGTGGTGATAATGAAGATAAACCAGATATGGATTCTGATGATTCTGATAGTGCTGATGCAGAAGATGATGTCAAAGCTGATTTAAGAAAAAACCCTGAGAAGTTAGATGATATGAGTGCTGAAGAGTTAGAAGATGTATTTCCATCGCATGAGGAATATATGGAATTTGAGACTCTTAGAAATCAAAAAGTTCTCAAAGATAGACATCCAAAACTTCACAAATTAGCATCACAATCCATTCAAGCTAAACAAGAATTAGAGAGTTTAGAAAAAGAACTTAAAGATAAATTGGGAAGTGGAGAGTTTGCAGATCCTTTTGTAAAAGGTAAAGAAGATCCAGAAGGTAAAAAGAAATTTGAAGATCATCAGCAAAAAATTAAAGACGCAGAAGAAAAAATGGAAGATGCCAGTAATGAGGTATACTACTATCAACAAGACAACGCTAATGCATTAGATGGCGATGATATACCATACGATGTTGAAGATTTAGTTAGAGGTGAAGGAAATAAAAAAGATGAATCGATTAAAGTAATCGATGGAAAAAAATATAAAGCAATAAAGGAATCAAAAAAGAATCCTCAATTATTTAAAGAAATTTATGAGAGAACATTTAGGAGTTTGAAATGAAACAATTAATAGTAGACTATATACCATTTGAGGTAAGACCAGACCAAATTAATGAGTCGATGAAAGAAAACAACGGAAAGTTAGTTGTCAAAGGTATTTTGCAAAGAGCAGATACTAAAAATCAAAATGGTAGAGTATATCCAAAAGAAATTCTAATGCGGGAGGCAAAGAAGTATTCAGAGAACTTCGTACAACAAAAAAGAGCTATGGGTGAGTTAGACCATCCTGAATCATCAGTTGTAAATTTACAGAATGTATCTCATAATGTAACAGATATGAACTTCAATGGTGATGATTTAGTTGGTACAGTAGAAGTTCTAACTACACCGAGTGGTAATATTCTTAGAGAGTTATTTAAAAATGGTATAAAGTTGGGTATCAGTTCTCGTGGTATGGGTTCAGTTGAAACTATGCACGAAAGTGGAGCACAAGAAGTGCAAGACGATTTTGAATTAATTGCTTTTGATTTTGTTTCTAACCCATCTACACACGGTGCTTTTCTTCATCCAATGAATGAGAGTGTGGATAAGAATTTAGCAGTTCGTGATACTAAGTATGGTAGAGTTGAAGCTGTAATTAATGATATAATGAGGGGATAAAAAGTGCCAGCTGCTTCAAAACAACAACAGAAATTTATGGGTATAGTTAGAGCTATACAAAAAGGTGATGTGCCAGCTAGTAAATTTTCTAAAGCTGCTCAAAAAGCTGCTAACTCTATGAGTAAAGGTTCTGTTAAAAAATATGCTGCTACAAAGCACGATGATTTACCAAAGAAAGTAAAAGAGATGTATGAGTCGGTATTAAATGAGAATCCAGCCGTTATAGCTACAGCGGCTAGAATGGCTATACAAAATAAACAGGGAAATAAAGTATCTGTAAATACTGCTCGTCAATCTTCTTATGCTAGTAAAGACCCATCTGCACATAAGAAAGCTAAAAGTATCTTTCAAAGAATTAAAGACAAATTTAAAAAGAAAAAAGATGATAAACCAAAACCAAAGAAACAATCTAAATCTGATGTAGATTTTTACAGAAAACAATACACTGGTGAATCTTTAGATGAAAAAAAAGGAGATCCGGAAATAATATCTAAGTTAAGAGATGTATTGAAAAAGGGATATTCATCTGTAAAAGATCCTGTTTCTGGCAGAACTATGAAAGTAGATAGTTACACTGCTTCAGCTATAACACAGGTTTATGACAAAATTAACAGAGCAAACAAAAAGAAGTTTGCTGATTTGTCCTTATTAAAAATGCAAAAACTTGCGATGAAATTTGTAAAATAGATATATTTATATCTAAGGAGAAAAACTATGGCTAACATAAAATTAAAAAATTTAATAAAAGAAATGCAAATCGGCGGAGGAATGGTTTCTAGAAGTCCGTGGGTTAAGGAAGAAGAAGAAAAACCACAGATAAATGTAAAAGAATTGGTTTCTAAAATCAATGCTTTTAATTCTATTGGTGAATCTATATATGGTAAAGGTAATCTAAAAGAGGTTGCTGAAAATCTTTCTTCTATAGCAGAAGGTGCTGCTCAACATACTTTATCTGAAGCTGGTGATATGTTCGACAAAATTACAGTTAGCCGTAATATGAAAGAACTTACAAATCTATCTAAGCAATTTGGTAAAGTAGCTGGTGAAGCTAATTCTTTACAAGAAAGAATGAGTGGGCTATATGAAGATATGGGTAACATCTTAGGTAGATACTATGAGATTGGTGAAAAGCATGTACCAGGTCATGATGATGATGATAGAGATATGAGAGATGATATGGATGAAGCTGAAAAAATGATGTTTAGAGAAGAAGATGATTATAAAGCGTTCTTCAAAAAAGCTATGAAAAAATTCAATGTATCTAATATAGAAGACTTGAGTGATGATGATAAAAAAGATTTCTTCAATTATGTAGATAGAAACTATAAGGCGAAAAACGAAAAAGACTAAGAGGTATTTATGTCAATAAAAGTTGTAGTAAAGAATAATAATTACGAAAAA